CCTGTGATAGCTGCTTTACTAGAAGCAACAATCTTGATACGAGTACCACCAGGTAGGTCAGTGTTGAAGTTAGTAGCTGTTCTTGCTGCTTGGCAGATAGTAGCTGCTACGTTCTTATCAAATGTGTACGCTAATGCGTTACCCATCTCTGTGGTGTACTGGCTACGAACGTCATAATGGTTCTTAGCTTCATCAATGTCAGCAACGAATACGTTTGATACGAGCTTGTCATCGATGTTGATAACAGCTTCAGCGTGCTTGATAGCATTACCTGTAAGCTGTGTACCAGGTGTATGGTAAGCTGTGCTGCTTAATCCAATGATAGGGAACTGAGCAGACTTACCAGATGATATGGTACGTACAGTGTGCAGCGACTCGAACACAGTTGCCTTGCGGAAAGCACTGAGTACTTCTCCACTAAAGGTCTTAAGGAATAAAGCGTCATAGCTAGAGCCTGTATTGTTTACAAGACCTAGCCGTGAGCTAGTAAAATTAGCCACGGAAAAAAGAAAGAAAGGTTTCCCTTCACTATCTCTTCAACGCAGGGTATCCCTCGCAAGGGGCCGTTGTCTCTATGAGAAGGTTTAGGTATTTACATAATACCCTTTACATTACATTTGAGCGACTAAGTTTTTCCTGTACTTGTTTTCTATATGCTGAATCAGTTGCATATCGTTCATCATTCATAGCTGCTACTACCTGTGCTGCTGACTCGTACTTAGTTGTATCTGCTCTAGCTGTTCTACCTCCTACAAGTTGAGGTTCTCTTGGTGCATTGTTCATGTATGCAGCTTGAAGACCAGCGACAGCAATCCTTATTTGATGTGGGTTGCTAGTCTTAAGCATGTCATTGAACGCATCAATCTCACCTTGGTCTAGGTTTCCAGCAGCCCACGTAAGCATCTCGTCATACACTTTCTCTCCACCAAACTCTTGCTTGATTGCAGTTACTTCTTTAGCTGCAAGCTCTGAGTCTTGTGCTGCTCTGTATTGCACACCATCTAAGTATGCTTCGACCATATCCTTGGTAAAGCCAGCACCTTCTAATGATGTGTAGTCTTCTTCAGTTAGTTGGCCTGTCTCTTGCCATCTAGTGTTCATACCTTGGTAGTCAACACCAGCTTCATCAAGGCGACTACCTATGTATTCACCATAGATCTCTGTTGCTTTACCAGGTTCTGATTGTTCTTCTGACTCAGATACTTCAGGCTTGTCGCCTTCATCTTGACTACCTAACTTCTTCTGAAGTTCTTCGTATCCTTTCTCTAGGTCTTGAACAGATTCATACTTACCAGCAAATTTAATTGGCCCGTTCTCTTTTGCTTCATCAATTAGAGCTTGATCTTTTGCATCGACCTCTTGTTCAGGAGACAACGCACCTGTCTCTGGTTCGGAAATAGTAATAGGATCTGGCATTGGATTGTGATGGGTGAGAGGTTGTTATTTGATAGTGATGTGCCGTTCGCCGTCTTTGGTAACTTGTGGCTCTTTTGGCACTTTCTCTTTATTCTTTTTAGCAACTGTCTTCTCTTTTTTAACAGGAGCTAACTCTCTAGACTTCTCCTCCTTGGACTGGGCCACTGGGGAGTCCTTGGGCTGCTGCCCTGAGATCGGGGAGGGAATTAGGGGTGCTTCCTGTTGCTCCTGTTTGGGAGTCTCCTGAGAATTGGGGGCCATACGGTGAACCTGGTTGAGTAAAGTTATCAGCAACTTTAGATGCAGCAGATGACTTCATCATTTCCATCATCTGTTGTTGCTGCTGGTCTTGTTGCTGTTGAGCTTGTGCAGCAGCAGCTTCTTGTTGTAGCTGCTCGCTAGTCTTGACTAAGTTAGTCGTATCTATTGAAGCACTAGCTGCCAATCTTCGCAGTGCTTCTTCGTAGTTTACATATTGTTGTGCTATCTCTGGCCCTAGTACTTGCTGAGTAAGAGTTAAGAACTCGGTTAACTTATTCATATCATCACCTCTACCTATACCTTCTAGTCCTGTTACAGCTTTAGGTAGTACTAATGGTTCACCTGTCTCTTGACTATTAGGGAACTCAGGTAGTTTGCCTTTCTTTTGCAACATGTAGATCAACCTGCGTACAAGTGGTAGCTGTAGTTCTTGAGTAAGTATGGAGTAGAAGCCACCGATACTTGCTTCAAGTTCTTGTGCCATGTATCTAATCTCTTCTGCTGTAACTCTTTCTCCTGGTCTTTGAATGGCTGAGTTAAGTAAGAAAGCAAACTGCAACCTGCCTTCGATACGATCAATAGTTGAGTTAGCTATTTGTAGATCAGCTTGCTTGTTGGCTTGAACGACAGTTACATCAGCAGCATTACCTTGAACTATTGCACCGTTCGCTGCACTACTTAGTGTACGAGGACGTGTGGTTCCATTCGGATTACAAAGAAATAAAACTTTGCTGGCTGCTGCTGCTGCTTCGATCACTGCTTGATACAGAGATTCAAGTGCAGTTAGATCACCGTAGTACTGCTCAGTATGTGAGCGTCCATAGTCTTCAGAGTCAAGCTTCTCATATCTCAATACAATCCAAGGGCTACAGTTCTCTGGACAACGACCATAAGTATTAGGGATCTCTTTCGATTTACATTCTTGATACCAAGTAGCCATTCCATTTTCAAACTTGACACAGGTATGGATCTTTATACTTTTCTTTGTCGCCTCTAACTTTTCTTCCTCTTCCTTCTGGTCAGGTAAGAATCCATCAGGCAATGCTTCAGGGTAGACTTCTTCTTCTATTAAGATCTCAGTGATGTGACCCATTGGATCACGAACGACACAGTAATCCTGTAGATGTATAACTCTTATTCCATCTGGTAGTACATAGAGAAGAACATTACCTGTAACCAGCAGTTGTCTAAAGGCTTGGTTCAATGAAGCTCTTGCACTCATTGTCTCAAGCGATGTCATGCAAGCTTGTTCGACCTTGACCAATGCTGTGTCTAGTTCTGTTTTAATCTCTGGCCCTTGCTCTTCTATTTGTAATGCAAGTCCATCTATCTCTAACTTGAAAAATGGGGTGTTAGGAGGTAGAAGTGTAATCAATAATTTGTGCGACAAATGTGCAATACCACGTGCACCAGTTGACTGCCAAGGTGTCTTAAGTTTTCCATGATCTCCTTGGTTAGAGTCAGGACAGATAGATGGAATCGTTACCTTGCTACAATCTCTACCCCTTTGAAGGAAAGGATCTCTTGTAGTTTTTAGTTGGTCGTATCTACCAGCAAGGGTAGTACCTTTCTTTTTCTTTCTACCTTTACCAGGTGCAAGATCAATGTCGTTAATTTTTAAATCCATTAGCTAATACCAAGGGAAGAGTTGGCTCTGTCTCTTGTCTCTTTCTTATATTCTGCTGATCTATATTTCTTTCTGTTTGCACCACTAATCATTAGTTCATCTATAGCTGGTGTTGCCACGCCTGCATCTTCTGCTGGTGGTGGTGGTGGAGCAGCTTCCGATATACGTTTTTGTTCTCTGTATCTACGTTGGTTATCTTCCCTAGTTACTTGGAACTGACGCTTTTGTTCAGCCATCTGTTCTCGCTGTAACGCAAGATTCTCTTGATGTCTTTCATCAGCTTCTTCTCTTGCTTCCTCGTTAGAAGAACCGCCGCCGCCACCACACATGATGAATCGTTCGTGTTATGTGTACCATACTAACCTTAACCGTAGATCTGCACACCTCCAGTACCTCCTGCACTTCCTCCTGGTATTGGCCCCATTCTTCCTTTACGTTCTTGTCTTGAATAGTCACCTAATCTATTACCGCCAGCTAGTACCACTTTATCTTGAGGAGTAATTCTTAGTTGGTCAGCAGCAGTCTTAGCTTGTGGCCCTTGTCCTGTAACAATAGTTGTATTACTACCACCGCCACCATAGATAGCAGGTTGTATTGGTTGTTGGTTTAGTGGAACAGAAGTATATGTAGCTTGAGTGTTTGGCCCAGGTTGGAATGTTCTTGTGCCATCTGGATTAGTAACTAGCTCCCCACCTGGTGTGTAAGGGCTATTAAATTCTTCAGGATTATTAGTTGGGTTCCAAGTACCAGCACCAGTAGCAAGGGGGCTAGCGTTTGCATCACCTGTTTTTAAGAAGCCTGCTCGTTCAGAAGAATAGCCAACATTTGCTGAAAGATTTTGAAGTGCCCTTGCCTTTGCCTGCTCGTAAGACATCCCTTGATCCATCAACGCACCAGTGTCAGCCATTGCATCGTATGTCCAATATTGATGACCAACTGCTCCTGCATTTCTGCCTAGCTGAGATTGAAAAACATTATCAATATCCTGTGCCCATGCTGCTACGTCTGCTTTAGTTGCCAGTGATGGACTACCATCTTGCAAGGCTGGTCTAGTACCTGACATGTAACCTGTGTTTCTTATTACAGGTAAAGGTGTAGATGTAGATGTTGTTGTGTTAATAGTTGCGTTATTAACTGGGCCAGATGCCCCCGTCATTATTAGCGGTTCGTTGTATTGAGATACTCTAGGGCCAGCAAGTTGTATTGAAGTTGCCATCGCTATTCGATGTTGTTCTGTTCATTATATACAGATCGCAACATTCTTACTAGCTCTACCTGTCCACCGTACCTCCATATCTCTCGGTCAGGTGTATCTATTGATGGACATCTATCAGGGTAGATCTCTTCTAATTTCCTAATGAGTACCTCATCTATTTGAGGCCAGAGTTCTTCATCAATCATGTGGTGGGTGGTTCCCAGAGGGATACTTCTTGCTTGTGTAAATTGTACTCTCCATGTCTCAAGATTCTAGTGAGTCGTGCTGAAAGTAATGCTGATTTGTATGTAAGTTTCCTCTTCTCGTATGCACC